TCAACATAGTTTAGAAAGCAACTGATAGGCATTCCTCTTTTGGTACCCCCATTCGATAGAATAGGAGTAGAGAACATAAACCATAACTTACTTGCATAGTCATACAGCCTTTGAGCATGCGCATCATTATCTGCAAATGCTTTAGCCGCACGAACAAATGCGTCTTGAGGAGAAGATTCTCCTTCTATTAAGTATCTATCTTCTAAAGTTTTTATACTAAACTCAGAAAGATACTTATCCCTAGTATATAAAATTTCCACTCATTATCCTCTTAAAATATTAGCGCATTTATTATTAATGTCTTCAATATTTTCCTGTCCTATTGCTTCTCTTGCATAGGTTTTTAAGTCCATCAATTCAAAGTTTCGNAGCAAAACCTCTTTATTATCATTCAGTGTTTGTATAAATTTATATTTACTATCTATAGGACATGAATCATAAATATCAAATACATTACCATATTCTTTAACTAGTGAAGTTGCTCTTTTCTCTCCAATACCAGGAATCCCTGGTATGTTATCTCCTTTATCCCCCATCAAGCACTTTATAGTAATATAGTCATCTATTGAGAAATCTCTAGTATCATTCCAAGTATCAAATGTAGACTCTTTTCTGTTTATGTAAGAAAATCTAGATACTTTAGGAGATACCAATAGGTCCCAGTCTCTATCAGAGCTTATTAACCACATATGCTCAACATCTGCTTCGCTTGCAAGATACCCTGCAATATCATCGGCNTCTACTCCAGCATACTGTAGTACTATTTCTTTTTCTGAAAAATAGTCCATAACATTTTTCATTTCTTCAAAGAAAATTTGAAAAGCCTCTTTTTCCTGGTCACTTTGCTTTTCGTACTTTTCTTTTCTATTTAGCTTATATTCTGGGTAAATTTCTTTTCTATAAGAACTACTGCCCTTATCTCCGGCTATTATAATTGTACCACAGCTGTATGAGTCTGCTAGGGAGTTTACGGTTCTTACATATTCATCCGTAAAATTTATTTTTCCTTGATGTTTCCATCTAAACCCTAAGTTTAGAGAGTCTATAACTATTACACGCTTCTCGCCGGGTTTCTTTAGATCATTAAACTGTATTGCCATTATTTACAAACCTTGGTGTTTCCTGAATTAACCACTCTTCTGCTATCATAACATAACAGCCTAGATGTGATATATAAAAATATTTATCAACTCTTGCTGGCCTGTCTGTAGTGGCTACAAATATCTTTGACCTATTATACTTAAAAAATAATAAAGGTTTTTTAGACGTTAACTCTCCTTGAGATACCGCTTGATTCCACCAACCAATAAATTCGTTTGACTTATTAGTAAGTATTTTATCATCAAAGTGAGAATTCTTGTAAAACTTAACTTCTATACAATAATTCATAGAAGTATCAGGTATGAATAAATCTCCCTTCATAAAAGGAAGAGCTCCCGACATAGGAACTCTTTCAAAAGGAAGTTTAGTGTGCTTTCTTAAAAGCTCTCTTACCTGACGTTCTCCTTCCGCCCCTTTAGCTCTAGAGTCCACCATTGTTATATTCCTTGTAGTAAGAAATATACTCTGGCCATCTAAAATATGCTCTTCTGAAAGGGCACCAGTAGTTACCGGAATAAACGCTATGTGACATCTAAATTTCTCAGAACGGAGAGTTTTTCTTCAAACTCAGCAATTTTTGCTATCTCACTCTCTACTGCACCCATAATATCTGAGTGCTCACCAATACCTGCAGAATTTTGTAAATAAACCTCTAGGTTTACTCTGTGAAAATCTATTTTTCCAAGAAAATAACTTTCTGCTGCGGATAAAATCTTTTCTCTCATCATTTTTCTAACCTACTTATATTTTTGTGTTTAATCACTTCAATCTTATCTAATAGAGGGTGAGTCCATCCATGGGACACCATATAGGTATTCAACTCCTCTTCTGATAGTAAAACTTCTACTAGCTTTTCTCTACCTAATTCATCTATAACGTTTATAACTTCGTCTAAAAACAGAACGTTTAGTCTACTTTTAGAAATACTACTCATTAGTTTTCTTATAGACAATAAAGTAGCTGTATTTACTCTAGCCAGTTCTCCACTACTAAGTGCTAGAATATCTACCGCATTACCGTTGTCTGATAACGAGACATTTAACTTATCTTTTTCTACAACAAATGAAAGGCCAAACCTACCGTCACTTAGCTCCGATAGGTATGTATTTGTCAAATCTTCTAGTTCTTTGACAAGATTTTCCAACTTATAAGCTAGTAACCCATTAGTAGAAAATGCCCTCTTTAGTATATCTAAGTTAGAGAGCTTTTTCTCTTCTATAAGCAAAGAATCTGACGCAGTACTTAAATCGGCTTTTAGCTTCTCAGACTGTTCCAGAAAAATACTAATCTTTGTGTTGTGTACTCTTCTTTTTTCATTTTCTGAATGTATTTTATCTATTTCAGCTTTTAGAGTATCAATTTTTTTAGTAGTTTCTTGTATGTCTTTTGAAATCTTATCAGCATCTAATAGTTCAGTTGAAATATTAGGATTATACTTACTAAGTAAGTCTTCAAATTCTTTTTGCTTTGCCTTCTTTTCTGTTATCCTAGAATTAATTTCTTTTACACTATAAATTCTAAGTTCTAGACTTCTTACGGCCTCCTCTGCTTCTTGGCTTCGTTTTTGGCTTTGGCTTTTTAGGTTTGTAATAAGAGCTTGATTCACTTCCTGTTGGCATGTTGGACACTCCTTATCTAGACTACTCAAATGAGCAATCTCTTTAGCAGCCTCTTGTATTTCTCTATAATTGGCTCCTACTTCTGACATTAAGTTGTCATATGACTGTAAACCTTTTTCTTCTTCTCCTACTAAACTAAAGTCAGACACGGAGATCTTAGACAATAGGTTTTTGTATGTATTATTTTCTCGAATTTTTTTGTTATTTTGCGAAATATCTTCCAAGTTTTTTCGTAGATGACGCAATTGTTCTTCATCTGTTTCCGATATTTTTGGTAGATTTAACAAAGGTTGGGCGATAGTACTATCGAGATTATTTCTATCTAACCAACTTTGTATTCTGTCAACGTCTGCTTTCAGACGAATTACATTATTTGATATATCCTTAGAAGCACTCTTGAATATCTCGTAGTATTTCTCGTACTCATCAATACCGAATAAGTCCGTTAAAAACTTCTTTCTATTAGCATCAGTAGCCGTTAAGAACTGTAAGCTAGCGCCAGTATTTTGGTACACTAACTGCGAAAATGTCTTAAAGTCTAGCTTTAAGACGCTTTCTAGTGTTTTGTATGTATTTGTAGCAGTATGACTAGAAATATCTTGATTATTTCTTAGTAATTTTACTTTTATGCTTCCTCTGCTACGCCTAACGTCAATACTATAATTATCCGTATCGACAGAAAACTCAAGTGATATATTATAGCCTTTATTATATTCTCTGTTCTGAATATCTGCTTTTTTGATATTTTTTGAGTTTTTATTGAACAGTACTTCTTCTAGGATCAGGGGTATAGACGACTTACCAGCACCGTTCTTACCGATTAACTGTGTTAAGTTATTTTCACTAAGATCTATACTATTTCCTGAACCATAACTAAAACAATTATCCCATTGCAATGTTTTTAGAGTAATCATGAAATGTGCCTAATATATCCTTTACGTTGTCAGATTCTAGCTCTAAAATATAAGTTAGATATTCGACTAACTCGTCTTCCATACTCATTTCTTTATCAAGTATAAGAGCTGCTTCTGTTTTTCTTTTTATTAACTTTTTATCTAAAAGTTCTGAGTTTGCAACCATCGACAAGTCGGCTATATCACCCTCTAGTTCATATATGGTATGATGATAGCTTGTCTGTACCATATCTTCCTCCGAAGATACTAGCTTTCTGATTAATTGAGGCAGTTCAAACTTTTCCCAATTCCAACTGTTATTTTCTGTGTCTATTATAATATATCCAGTATCCACTTCTGTTCTATGGAAAGAGGTAGTCATAGGACTACCTGGATATACTAAATTTAGTTGCGTATTCTTATGACTATGTAAGTCGCCTGCGAACACCACAGGAAAAGGCTCAAACCTTTTCAAATCTATCTCTGGAGTAACATGGGGAGGGATAGCTCCACGCACATGGGTAAACAACGGTCTTCTTGAGTCAAAGTCTGTAATATGCCAGTTACCGTGTACCTCAGAGTACGGGAGTATCCCAAAGTGATCTTCATTGTGAATAGAATCAATTATTTCTACGTGATTATTCACCTCCTTACTCGCTTTTTTCAGTTGTGTTAGAAAAGTTTGATGTTTTTTCGTGGCTTCGTGATTACCGTCGTATATAACTGTACGAACTTCCGTGCCAGAGATAAATTCAAAAAACAACTCTAATTCACCCATGGAGGGAACCCTATCAAAAAGGTCCCCTCCAATCATATGAAGATCTACATCTTTTTCTATTTCATGTACGTCAGAAAAGAACTTGAGGTATCGCTCACGAGCCCACTGCTCAGGAACATTTTTTTGTCCTAATTTTATGTGCCAGTCTGCTGTGAACAATATTTTCATTAGTAAGGAAGATCCTCAGTTTCTAATTCATTTGATACTTCGTCAGGTACACCTGCCGTACCTGCTACGCCCTCTAGGAATGTTTTCTGTTGATCCGTAGTAGGTCGAGGTAAAATTTCATCCATAGATTTCAATTCAGAGACTAGAGCTTGCTCGCTGTCTGTTAGAGGACGAGGCTTACATTTCAATGCTTGTAGCTGATAGTCAACGTTGTATACATTAGGACCTGTTTTCACTCGTCGAAAGTGTACATCCCAGCCTGTTTCTGGATCTGTGGGGTCTCCCAAGTCATCCGCGGCTAGCTTAATTTGTTCCATCAAGGTTTTTTTAAGATTGAGAATCTTGATTTCACCTTCGTGAATACACTGAATGGCATATGCCCATCCACAGCGTTTTTCAGGGTGATACTTCTTAACCCAATCTGTTTCTACATTATCAAAGGTTTCCGTTTCTCGATTAAAAGCCAGACACTCCATAGGAATTTGCTTTTTATTTTCGCCTTCTACCCAGTATACATATCGAGGTAGAATATCTCCCACTAAGCGTAGTTTGTTATCGCCGTCTGCATAAGCGTATTGCTTTAAGCTATTTTTTTGTGCAGAACCCTTTGATTCAGTAAATTTTAATCCCATCTGTTGTTTTCTCCTATGCGTCTTCAAACATAAAAAATATCTTGCTATCTTGTACTGTCAGAAGTCTGTTATTGTTTGTGTGCTTGTGAATATATGCCGCTAAGCTAGTCTCGCCGGATACTCTATAATTACTGTAGTTCCTCATACTAGCTAGTCTTATATACTCAATCCACTCGTTTGTGGTATACTGTTTGAAGTAATAAAATATCATCTCTGGATTAATCAAAAATGAAGACCCAGAGAAATCTTTACCATAAAAAGAATATACTATATCCTGCTTGTTTTTAGGTATTGTTTTAAAAGTAATATGGTGTATTATATTAAAGGCCTTCTTAGCCTTACCACCAGATTCCTTAACTATCTTATTCCAATCAAATAGTAGCATATATTATACCAAACCAAATATAAATTGTCAAGAACTATTTTTACCCATGTTGAGTATTTTATAGCCTTGTTTTAAGTAATAACCCTTACGGTTATTAGCCTGCTTGCGAGCCGTATTACCTGTTAAGTTTATATCAATTATTACTGGGTCTTTCTTGTCTTCTCGTACCCGTATAACCCTACCTATAAGCTGTGTAAGTAGAGGCTCGTTATTAACCGGAGTACCTAATATTAGA